TCCATGGCTACACTTGTTACGCCAGCAGCGTCAGACGCCGCTGGCTGGTGGGCTGCATTTTCCGCAGCAGCTTGCGGTTTTTCGTTGCTTTCGTTGGTAGGTCGTTGGACTAAAACACCAAGAAGGACCCAGATCCTGGCGAGTTGCTGGCTTTGCGGTGTTAGTGGGGGCTGCCCACAGCCGTGACCGCGAGGTTTAACCCTCCAGCACTCGAGCTAGTTGGCCACCACAACTCACTCGAGCTCAGCCTAGTTTAACGTCATAGCTGCTTCTTCGGACGGTGCTTCTCTTAGTAGGAGGCGTCAGAGCTCAAAAAGAGCTCAAAACGCTCCTCCCACTTGCGAATTTCCAAAGGACTCTCCAACCACGTGCCCTCAGCTGCTTTCTGGATCTTACGCTGCCAATGGTAGTACACATCAGGCCCGTGAGCTGCGAGCTCGACAAGCATGGTGTGGACACGGTTGAGATAATCCTCGTGCGTGTGATCGGTCTTGTTCATCCACTGAACACAATTGAGGATGGTGTCCATGGACAAAGCCGCAACAAAACGCGTGGATGAATACTGGGGCAGCCGCAAGAAGCGACGCTTCAGGAACGTGACCTCATGAACAGTAGTCCAAACTTCCACGAAATCATCTCCCTTGTTCTCATCCGTGAACTTGATGTCCCACTTGTGGAACACCCTTTTAAAGTTCAAGAAACTGAACTCTTCTCGATCTGACGATATTAGCACATCATCCCCATATGTGTCCACTTCGACATCTGTTATGCGCAACTGTGGTTTCACATCACAAATCTCGAGGGCTGCGCTGTGAGTCATGATCAGAGTCATGATTGAGTTCAAGATTACGGTCAGAACATTGCCGCTCGGATTGCAGCCAATCCACTCGTAGACCGCGTTTCCAAAAGCGTGCCTACTGTAAATCAGCTCATCAAAGAGAACCTCCCTAATCTCATAATCCGGCGTGCCGTAATCATTGTAGAACTCGTGGATGATGTCTTTGATGCGTCGCATAGCGTTGGGCTCAAGGCTGCAATCGAAATTGCCCACATCACCAGCGACACAAAACCGCTTAGTGTGCTTGTTTCCCAAAACAGTCCACTCGTCACTCGTGGGGCTAATACCGACCGCGATGCCGTTAATTATGCGATTGTTCATGACGTGCTCGCTAAAGCCCAAAAAGTACTGGCGCATTAGAATGGAGAAGTGAAACGGAGCACATGAGATCAATCGTGCTGGCTTCCCAATCGGGCGAAGCTCATCCTTCAAAAACGATGTGAACACAACTGTCGGGCGCTGCCCGCCTCTAATGCTTTCCAACATCCACTCGACTTCAAAGAGCACCTTCTTCATTTCTGGGGTGTCGAGCTTGATCTCCTCGTCGAGGCCCATGGCTGCAGTCTTGCCCTTGCCTTTCCACATGGAAGCCCATGGTAGGCCGGGGCTCGAAGCACGTGGCATGCCGCACAAGAACCTCTCGCCTGGTACGCCCCGAAGCGCCTCCTCAATTGTGAGCACTCGACGATACTTCGGTGGCTTCAGGCCAATGAGCTTGTCAGCCACGAGGCGCTTTGCATGATCCAGCCTGTGAGGTGGGATGCCTCGGACATACTTGTTGTACTTCATGCTAGCGAACTCCAGCGCGTCAATACCATTGTGTTCGCGCAAGTTGGCCGGGCGCTGAGTGCACTCAAAACCAATTTTCCCGTAAATGGGGCTCTTGGTGAGCTTGCTCTTCATAGGGCGCGGTTGCGACACGACGTGGAACAAAGGTTCGCAACCAGCTGGGCCCTTGTGCCCTCCTTGCACCACAATTTCAGCGGTGGCAGGAGGGATGCACTTCTCCACATCGTCCACACGAAGGTGCACCCGCTTGCCCAACGCCTCAATCGCGTCAATGAGGTCCTCGCGAGCCACACGCGCTGAGTACGCAGTGGGTTGGCCCTTTGGGCATCCGGCCACATGAATGCCATAGATGGCCTGCGGCGCAGGAGTGCTGATTACACCCACAAGCGCTCCGCAGTCACCTTGCCTCGTTGTGTAGGACGACATGATGCTGTGGGAGGTGCCGGTTTGGCTGTAGCTGACGCGGCCAGCATAGGCACAAAGACCGGTCTTCTCAACCATTGTGTACTCATCCTTGTCGATGCCGCAAAAGTATGAGTGCGAACCGTTCGGGATGTGGTACGTTTTTGATAAGAAGTGCTTGACGATGTTCT